CTCGCAGCTCATCGCAGGGGCGCCCGAGAACGGCTTTCACCTCATCACACACTGGTGGCATGAGGAGCCGAAGTACAGCGACCCTGGGTATGACCTTGACCCCGAAGAGCTGCGAGAAGTGCTTGGGGAGTGGTCAGAAGAAGAGCTGCAGCTCAAAGAGGCATACAACCTCAGCAACGGACAGCTCGCTTGGCGCAGGCGCTACCTCAAGCAGCTCGGGCCGTACAAGTTTCGCAGGGAGTACCCTGCCTGCCTCGACGACTGCTTCCTCGGCAGGGAGGGCGGCTACTACGGTGAAGAGGTGCTGCAAGACATCCACGTGATTGAGCACCAGCTCCACGGCAAGGCACACGGCAGGGAAGTCGAAGGACCGCACCCGCATGACCGCTACGTGATGGGCGTCGACATTGGGGGCGGCGTCGGCGGTGACTACTCGGCGCTGTGCGTCGTGTCGGTCTCGACAATGCAGCCGGTCTACACCGAGCGGAACAACGAAGTCACACCCGCGGCCTGGGCGCACCGGTGCATACAGGTCGCCAGCAGGTACAACAATGCGCTGATGCTCGCGGAGTCGAACAACCACGGGCACGCCTTCCTGCTCGAGCTGACGCACTGCGGTTACCGCTACCAGTGGCGCAGCCCCCAGCAGAAGCCCTGGGTCACTACCCTGCAGAGCAAGCTTGAGGCCTTCGACTGCCTGCGCGAGAGCTTGCAGGTCGTGAAGGTGATGGACCGCGTCACCTGGATGGAGCTACGCAGCCTGACCATACCACCGGGCAAGGTCGCACCCGAAGCACCAAAGGGCGGGCATGATGACAGCGCTATGGCCATGGCGTTAGGATACCGATGCCTGCGCGATATCCCCTCGAGCTGGCGCACCCATGCGCTACAATCGGGCCGAACGCGCATCGACGAGCTCATCAACCGGAGCAAAGCACGCCGCATCCGGTCCCACTCGCTACCATTCTGAGGTGCCCTTGCTTACCCCCGAGCAGTGTTCTGCCATCTGCCAGCAGCACGATCTCTATTGGGACGGGAGAAGAGACGAGCTCCGCGAGCTGCGGAACCTCTACATGACGCGCTTCTTCGAGACTACTCAGCCGACCCTTGATGGCATCCTGCGCACCGAAGTGCCCAAGGCCTACGCAGTTGTCGAGAGCTACCTCGGCAGCCTGTACGCCAAGAACCCGAGCGTCGAGGTGTTGCCCGACATCCGAGGGCGGGGCAACGCGGAGGTAGCCGAGGCGACCGCCAATCAGTACCTGCTAAACATCAGAGAGCAGCTCGAAGATGCTACCCGCCTTGCACTCATCTACCCGGCAGGCTTCATCAAGCTGGCGCCGGTTATGGGGGCAGACCCGCTCAAGCGCGTCAGCTGCGCCGCCCTGTCCCCTTGGGAAGTCATCGTAGACGCGACGGCCACCAGTTGGGACCAGCAGCGCTACGTGGGACACGTCTACCTTATGCCACTGCTCGAAGCCTCGGAGCGCTACAGCAAGGGCCCCGAAGAGCTGCGAGCGAGAGCGTATAGCAAGTGGATAGAAAGCACGGGCATAGCAGGCAAGGATCAAATTCTCGGCCTGGGCGACCCGACGCAGACACCGCCCGAAGAGCAGTGGGTCAGGGTAGTCGAGCTCTACGACCTGCTCGATGATGCCCTCGTCGTGTGGTCGCCCGACTACGCAGACGGCAAAGAGCTGCTCTTCAAGGGCGTGCAGGTGCAAGTGGGTGCGCTGGACCCCGATGCCGGAGCAGACGAAGAGCGCCCCGATGCCGAGGTGGAGCACGAGACGACAGGCATCCCCTACAAGACAGCGAACGGGCGGCCAGTCGTCCCCATCATTC